CTTTTAATGATTGCCTATTATATCGTTTGCATTTTGACCAATGGCAATGATATCCATATCGTACGGAGTGCAACCACTAACAAAAATAATTCACGTTATGATTGATATAATACATCGTACTATATTGCATGATAGGTTTTGCTTATACATAACGAAGTTAACGAAGTAATACTCAATAAAATCAATGACTTATGCAGCCTGGTTAACTTAGTTTATTAAATGATCATCGTAACTCGTTGATTTCATTGAACATTGTTAACTTTGTGGCATTTACTAGGGAATCGCGTTAATTGGGCGGGCTGGATCGCACCCCCATACCCCCAAACCTGGGCAATGGGACTCCCGGTACTCTACATAGTGTTTTACTCAAATAGTAATATGATTTAAACAAAACACCCCCCGTCATTTTTAAAAGCCGGCTTGTAAAAATATTATTATAAAAATTATAGACTTGACAGTATTAACCGCTTACTATATGGTGTCGGATAAGTGAGTACGACTCATAGTTTTTGGAACCTTATGTCCTTACATGTGCAGCCTGAATCAGGAATACCGTTACCGGATGACTATAGTTCAGAAGAACCGTCTTCTCTAACAAGAAAAGCGAAGATTGCAATCAAGACAGGTGAGATACTTTTAAATGCTGGGGCAGAAATACCTATTAGCACTAAAGAAAAAGACGAGGCTATTAATATGTTTAATGCTATTACTGACCCCGAGAGTAGATTCTTGCCTGAACACGCCAACAAAACCTTGACTACACCTGCGTCAGTTGCCTACCTTACTGCCTTAATTCGAGAGTATGACCATCAGGTTATAGATGATGCGATACAATTACGCCGATTTGTAACCAACAAGCTCATCGAAGAAACAACAAAAGAAAATGCTACTAACCGTATTAAAGCCCTAGAACTGCTAGGTAAGATATCAGATGTAGGGTTATTTACAGAAAAAACAGAGATTACTGTCAAGAATGCGCCAATCGAGGACTTAGAAGCTCAGATTCGTAGTAAAATCCTTAAGATATTGGGCACAAGTAAAGTAATTGATGCCTCATTCGAGGTGATTGAGAAAGAAATGGGTACTTTAACTCGTGAAGAATAACTAAAAGAACCTATGGACTTAAACATATCAGGCATTAGAGACGAGGACTTGAACCTTGCCTTAAATAATCTATCCGTTTTGCCTAAAGCAGAGCAGATTGAGCTAGCTAAACTACTAGAATTGCTGGAAGACAAGCAAACAATCAAAGGAAAGCAGGATACATTCCTAGAATTTGCCCAAGCAATGGACTCAAACTTTTTAGTTGGGGAGCATCACAAGATTATTGCACGTACTATTGAGAAAATAGCAAGCGGAGAGCTTAAACGTGTCATCATTAACATCGCACCTCGGCATGGTAAGTCACATATCATGTCATATTTGTTCCCAGCATGGTTCATGGGCAAGTTTCCAGACAAGAAAATCATCATGGCCTCTCATACTGCAGACTTAGCGGTAGATTTTGGCCGTAAAGTACGTAACTTAGTAGCAGATAAAGAGTATCAGAAGATTTTTCCAGATGTTTCATTACAGGCTGACTCAAAAGCATCAGGTAGATGGGGTACAAATCATGGAGGGGAATATTATGCTTGCGGTGTTGGTGGTGCTTTGGCTGGTCGTGGCGCTCATTTATGTATCATTGACGACCCGCACTCTGAGCAGGAAGCAAAAACTGGAAACCCTGCGGTATTTGATTCTGCTTACGAGTGGTACCAGTCTGGTCCTCGTCAGCGTCTTATGCCTGGCGGTGCTATTTGCCTAATCATGACTCGTTGGGGAAAGCGTGACTTAACTGGACGCATCCTTGACAATATGATTAAAAATGAAGGCTCAGACCAATGGGAGATTATTGAGCTACCAATGGAGTTGCCATCAGGTGAGCCACTCTGGCCAGAGTTCTGGTCAAAGAAAGACATTGAACTATTAAAAAATACCCTTGACAACCGCTACTGGCAAGCACAATATCAACAACAACCTACATCAGAAGGCGCTGCCATCATCAAACGAGATTGGTGGAGAGAATGGCTAGATGATGAGCCCCCTCATTGCGACTTTATTATCCAGTCGTGGGACACGGCGTTTGAAAAGAATAACCGAGCCGACTATAGTGCTTGCACTACATGGGGAGTCTTCTATCAACCCGATAGTAACGGAGTTAACCAAGCTAACATTATATTACTTGATGCTTTCAAGGATAGAATGGAGTTTCCAGAGTTAAAAAAGAAAGCGTACGAGATGTACAAAGAGCACCAACCTGATACTTTATTAATAGAAAAGAAAGCATCTGGCGCACCACTACTGTACGAACTTCGTGCAATGGGTATAATAGTATCAGAAGTAAATCCTACTAAGGATAAAATAACCCGACTAAACGGGGTGGCTGACCTATTCTCAAGTGGAATGGTGTGGGCACCCTCTAAACGTTGGGCGGAGCATGTGATTGAAGAAGTTGCAGAGTTCCCTGTAGGCGAGCACGATGACTATGTAGATAGTATGACCCAAGCTTTAGATAGGTTTAGACGAGGTGGCTTCATTCGATTAAGTTCAGATGAACCCGAACAAGAACGTGAGTTCCGACGTAAACGCGAATACTACTAAGTTTATTTAGTTAACTTCGTGACTAAAGGGAGTAAAGATGCTTACTGAACGAGAGAGAAAAGAAAGAAATAAGATTACAGCTGCAAAATGGAAACTAAACAATCCTATGAAAGTGTGGGTTACTAAGGCTCGTGATGATGCTAAAAATAGGGCAATAAAAAAGGGTGTTCCATTTAATGTAACCTCTACCTATCTTAATAGCTTATTGACAGATAGATGCCCCATATATGGTACAGAGTTTAAATGGTATGGTAATGGCAGTACAGTATCTACAAGTCCTTCATTAGATAGAATTAATCCTGACTTAGGATATGTAGAAGGTAATATCGTTATAATTAGTATGAAAGCAAATGCAATTAAAAGTGCCTATAAAGCGGCAGACCTATATAAAGTAGCCGACTGGCTCTATGAGATTGAAAACAAAGGATAAATTATGGCAATAGATAAAAGCTTATCACAAGCACCCGTAGGTTTAGATAATTTGGAGCCTAGCAAAAATGCTTCTCCTGATTTAGAGATTACAGTCGATAACCCTGAAGGTGTTCATATTGGTATGGACGGGTTAGAGATTGACCTAGAACCTACAGATGAGATGGATGATGAGTTTAATGATAACTTAGCTGAGTATTTAGATGAAGCTACGATGATATCTATTGCGAACGAACTGACTGCTGACTATGAAGATGACTGTAGCTCACGTAAAGATTGGATACAGACTTATGTAGATGGCTTAGAGTTGTTAGGACTAAAGATTGAAGAGCGCTCAGAACCTTGGGAAGGTGCATGTGGTGTATATCACCCACTCTTAAGTGAAGCACTTGTTAAGTTCCAAGCTGAAACTATGATGAGTACGTTCCCAGCAGCTGGTCCAGTTAAGACACAGATTATAGGTAAAGAGTCACAAGATAAGAAAGAGTCCGCTACACGGGTTCAAGAAGATATGAACTTCCAGTTGATGGACGTAATGAAAGAGTACCGCCCTGAGCATGAGCGCATGTTATGGGGTCTAGGACTATCAGGGAACGCGTTTAAGAAGGTCTATTACGACCCGCAGTTACAGCGTCAAGTATCGATGTACGTACCAGCAGAGGACATTGTAGTGCCTTACGGGGCATCGAGCTTAGAGTCAGCTGAACGTGTGACGCATGTGATGCGTAAGACTGAGAATGAACTAGCACGACTACAGAATGCTGGGTTTTACCTAGATGTAGATTTAGGTACGCCTGACAATGTATTAGATGAAGTAGAAAAAAAGATTGCTGAAAAGATGGGCTTTAGAGCTTCTAGTGACTCACGTTATAAAATACTTGAGATGCATGTAGACTTAAACCTAGTAGGTTACGAAGATAAAGATGAGAACGGTGATGAGACAGGTATCGCTCTACCGTACGTAGTTACTTTAGAAAAGGGCAGTAATACTATCCTAGCTATTAGACGTAATTGGATGCCTGATGACGAGACTAAACAGAAACGACAACACTTTGTACATTATGGGTATGTGCCAGGGTTTGGGTTCTATTGCTTCGGGCTTATTCATTTAGTTGGTGCGTTCGCTAAGTCTGGTACATCTCTTATCCGTCAGTTAGTAGATGCAGGTACGCTATCTAATTTACCGGGTGGCTTTAAGACTAGAGGTCTACGTGTTAAAGGCGATGATACGCCTATCGCTCCTGGTGAGTTCCGTGATGTAGATGTGCCGTCAGGGTCAATGCGTGACAACATCATGCCATTGCCATACAAAGAACCAAGCCAGACACTTCTATTATTATTGAACCAGATTATTGAAGAAGGCAGGTCATTCGCTAATACAGCAGATATGCAGGTGTCTGACATGTCAGCTAATTCTCCAGTAGGTACAACGCTTGCTATATTAGAGCGCACGTTAAAAGTAATGAGCGCCGTTCAAGCCCGCATACACTACTCAATGAAGCAAGAATTAGGGCTATTAAAGACTATTATTGCCGACTATACACCAGAAGAGTATAGCTACGAGCCAGAAGAAGGCTCACGTCGTGCTAAGAAGTCAGACTATAAGAATGTAGACGTTATTCCAGTTTCTGACCCTAATGCCTCAACAATGGCACAAAAAATTGTACAGTACCAAGCAGTTATTCAACTAGCTCAAGGTGCACCACAGATATACAACATTCCGCTATTACATAGAGGTATGCTTGAAGTATTAGGTATCAAGAATGCTAATAAGCTTATCCCGATGGATGATGACCAGAAACCGATGGATCCAGTAACAGAAAATCAGAATGTGCTAATGATGAAGCCTATTAAAGCTTTCAGTTATCAAAACCATGAAGCGCATATTACTGTTCACCAAGCTGCGATGCATGACCCGAAGATTATGGCGTTGTTACAAGGTAACCCTCAAGCTCCTCAAATGCAAGCGGCTATGATGGCGCATATTAATGAGCACTTAGGTTATGCTTACCGTCTAGAGATAGAGAAACAACTAGGGATGACGCTACCACCTGAAAAAGATGTATCAGGCGAAGATATTCCTATGGATCCTCAAGTTGAAGTTCGCTTAGCACCATTACTAGCACAAGCGGCACAACAACTATTACAACAAAACCAAGGTCAAGCACAGCAACAACAAGCACAGCAACAAGCTCAAGATCCGCTAGTTCAAATGCAGCAACAAGAACTACAGATTAAACAGCAAGACCAACAACGTAAAGCTGCTAAAGACCAAGCAGATAACCAGTATAGATTGCAACAATTACAAGTAGAGCAAAAGCGCATTGAATCACAAGCTCAAATCGCTGCATCCCAACAAAAAAATGATTTATTAAAAGCGGCTGCACAACAAGGTGCTATGAGTAAACAACAAATGATGTCTACAGGGGTAGATGTTTTAAAACATATTTCTACACAAAACTTTCAAGAGAAGCAACAAAAGGGTAGTCATGCTCACCAAGCAGGGCAACAAACAATGAATCATGGTCATCAAAAAGACCAAGCTATTTTAAATGCCCTAAATACACAACAAGTTCAACCACCGACAAAAGGTAAATAATGGAAGCTAAAATATACGAAGTTCTTCTAGCAGAATACAAAGACCGAATGGATATGCTTTCCGAAGCGTTATTCCGAGGTAATTGTCCTACGATAGAAGAGTATCGATACATATGTGGCCAGCTACGAGGACTCGAAGCTGCATGTGGAATAATTGTAGACCTCAAACAACGATTGGAGAATTTAGATGAGTGAAATACTTATCGGCACAAACCCCGATAACCCTCAAGTAGCAGGTGTCTACAGATTTGATGCCACAGATGAAGATAAAGCCTCACAACTACCGAAACCATCCGGTTACCGTGTTCTTTGCGCAATTCCAGAAACGGAAAAAGAATATGATAGCGGATTAGTTAAAGCAGATGAAACAATGCGGACAGAAGAAGCCCTAACTACCGTATTATTCGTAGTCGCTTTAGGTCCTGATTGTTATCTCGATAAAACACGATACCCTAATGG